CGTGCCAGGGTTAGCCCTTCCGGGGTGGGGCGGATTCCCGCCCCACCCTTAATCCTTAAAACCGCTACGATATGCTATTCGCTAAAAAAGAGTATCACAATATGGACGCAATCCGCACGACATCCAAAGACGCCCTGAAAAGATCGCTTATGCAGATGTATCAAGGTGATGTGGCCACGATGGAGCGGATGTATGATTTCTACATGAAAGATATGGAGAAGGTCCCCGATTTCGACCCGGTACCGCCATCAATGCTCCAGCAGGCAAAAACAACCATCGGGGAGCTGTTCGGATGGGCCGATGCCAATCAAGACAAATTGGTCGGCGCCTACAATCTATTCAGAACTATCAGAAGCGGAGAGCCTATAAGCACCGTGAGTGCCGCTGCTCCCGTAGCCGATGTCCCACCACTACCGAAACTATAAGCCATGCAACCCTATAAGATCGAAATATACATATATGCTGAATCCGAGCAGGAAGCCCGGGAGGTGCAGCAGGCAGCCTATGATTTCGTGAACGAGAACTACCAGCGAGGAGGGCTCGTGACGGCATCCAAACTGAAAGACCTGCTGATAAAATACAAGAACAACTTTTTCGTGCAAAACTTTCTGAAACGATGAGCGAGAACACCAATCCCCAGGAACCGCGTCAGCCGCGGAACCTTTTTGAACAGATACTATTTGGAGTGCAGGTAACGAACGACAATATCGTGACGCTGCACGGCCGCGTAGACGCCTTCGAGGCGAAAATAAACGCGATATACGATGCACTATACCCTACCTCCGAGCCTAATGCCTCCGGCGCGGATGAAAAAATAGAGACAGTAGGAGGCAAAACTAAATAATTACCCATTTTATGAGCTGTAACAAAATTCAAGCGGCTGTTATTACACCCGTTCTGGCAGCCGGATCGGTGGCTTCGCCGTACTTTTATGAGGTGAACATCACCCAGCGGCTTTGCTATCCGACGTGCGCAGACAACACTCCGGTATTCAATCCGCAGTTCTCGTTGAAATCGCTGTCACAAGTTGGGACCGGACGCTATGTGGCTACCGTCCATGTCGAGGGCATCATCTCTTATGTTCCGTGTAACGGCGGATGCGGATGCACCAAGCAGCAACCTCTCTCGCAGGATTTCACGATTCCCATTCAGTCGGCATCGACACCCACCGTAACCATCGAGCAGGGAGCCGCGATGAACGCCGTGGCGGCATCAGCCTGCCAGCCGTGCAGCCGGACATTCGTATCGGAAACGCCGATTACCGTAACGGTGGCAACGGCCGCAACCCCAACAGCGTAGCGGTATGCTGTGGATAGCCCTGCTCACTATGGTATGCGCCACCATTGCGCAGCACCTCGGGATGGCCGAGAAGATCGCGCAGATCGGCAGCCAGGTCATGGCATGCCCGAAATGCCTCTCATTCCGGGCTACGCTCTTTGTGCTGCTCGTTAACGGATGCAACATACTATGTGCGGTAGGGCTATCCCTATTTATGGCATACATTGCTAATTGGGTCGGATTCGCATATTATGGCGCGGAGAAATTATACGAAATATTATGGCAAAGAACAACAAGAAACCCGGATCAACGTCCTCAAAAGAAAAGGTCGAACCGGCAGTAATAATCCATACGCCAAATATCGTGGGAGTATATAAACCGCTGCCGCGGGTTCGGGCGTGCAAAAACTGTTAGATATGACATCAAGTGAAATGAAAGAACGATACGAGCGACTACATGACAAGATGGCCAGCATGGACGATGAGCACGCAGAAAAGGTGTTCGCGGGAGCCCAGATGTGGGCATTCGGGAAAATCGCGGAAACGTCGCCGACCATCGCCGAAATGTGGCTTGGGAAAATGGAGGCGATATGCTGGTATAATTACCTGTCAGACGCCGAGGCAAAGATGATCGCCGCGAAGCTCGTAAACCAAGACGGAAGCACCGGAGCAAAATGGAGCAAGGAGGCATTCCTGCAAACCGTGGAAAAGCTGGACGGGGAGGTCGAAAAGGAGCCGTATTACAACGACAATGCCCTATGGGTTACGGCTGTAATGATATACAGCGATCACGCCAAGAGTATCGCCGAGGATATGGGACACGCTTCGCCGGCTGATATTCCGTCCGAAAAAATGGCGCTATCTTGCTACCGGAAAGCCGTGGAGAAACTCTGCGACAAGGACCGGAAGCACTTTATCCGAGAGTATTTCGAAGATGAACTGACGTAGAAAAACGTCCTCGCATTAATTGCGGGGACGCTACTTTGTTATGAATGAAGAAATGACATACTGGATGTCGCAGCTCGAAATAAGCGAGTGCTCCGCACCGCTGTTCGCCCTTGTGATCGCGAGGCTAATGGAAGCGATATGATCACTCCAAGAGTTTGACCAGATCAACTTTCATATCCTCGTCGATGTCCCGATAGCGGGCGAATGCCTTGCTGCCCTCTTTATGGCCCGACAACGCGCCGACAAGATTGGGGTCCTTGACTTGTTTGTATAGGTTGCCTATGAAAGTGCGTCGCGCCAAGTGGGACGATGCGACCTCCCAAATAGGTCGTTGCTCCGGCTCTCGGGTAAGCTGATTCAGGATCGTTACTTTCCGTTTCAATCCAGCGGCAAGGAAAATCTGTTTAATCGCTTTGTTGTACTGCTGTTCTGCGATAAGTGGCAGAAGAGACGGACCCTCATAACGGGCATAACGGTCCAGTATTTCGCGAGCAATGGAATTGAGAGGAACCCTGACTGTTATAGGGCGCCCGTCCTTTGTTTTGCGAGGAATATATTCAATAGCTCCGCGAATTAGATTATCTTTCGTCAATGCATATAAGTCACCAACCCGACATCCGATCAAGCATTGGAATACGAAGATGTCTCGTTGAATGGATAGCCGGGGATGTCGAGAAAGATTCGTGTGAAATATTTTATTCCGCTCATCTATAGAAATATAGTAAGGGGTCCCATAAACGCAGTCTTCAATAGCATATTTCTTAAAAGGGTTGTTCGTTGTCTTATCATTATCTACCGCCCATATAAATATAGTCCTCAGCTTCTTCATCATACCGCTGATCGTGTTCGATCCTCGCGGGATCGGCTTACGGGATTCAGGAACCTGCTTGTATATTTGAGGATTGGCAGTAGCGATAACATGCTCGTTGCGCAGATAATTGTCGATAACATACAAGTCGTCCAATGACAAAGTGTCAATATCCAAGATATATCCGGGTTCTTTGATCTGCCTCCACAGCTCATACCTTTTCAATATTCGGAACAAAACCCTAAAATTGGCCTGTCGAACCTGCGATAGCTTGCGCTTCTGAATAAATTCGTCACAAATATCGAAGAATCCGGGTTTTAGCAAGTGAAACTTTTCAGGGTGCAGGCGTTTGTCCACTTCGATACGGAATGTCTCGGATAATACATTCTCTTTGTCGGGAAGCGAAGTATATACATCCAATAAAAGATTTTTCCATTTTGCAACATCGGCGTTGAACTCTCCCCTTGCGATAGTATCATAAATCACTTTTGATTTAATTTCTTGCCGTTTCGGGTCCCAATGTGCCGGATTTATTTCTAAATTTGACGTGTAAAAAAGTTGAACGTACCTGCCGTCCCGAATTCGGAACCGGACTTTGCACTTGGCACCTTTTTTTGAGGTGCGAACGAAAGCGGAGATAGTAGCCATCGGGATAGTATTTAAGTGGTGGTGCAAGTTTAGTTTTTTTGCACCACACAACCAAATACAAATGTCCTTATTTGTCCGGAGTTGTCACAAATAAAACCACGTAAAACACGGAAGCTCAAATATAAAAGCAAAATAGACAACAAGATACAAATACGCCGACGGACAGCAATGTGGCCGCGGTGGGGCTACAAGAAAGGAGGAATCAATATCCCTCCTTTTTTTGTGCCCCTGAACCCATGCAGCCCCCCAAACCTCCCTTTGAAAAGGGAGACTTCCGCACATCCATGCCGGGTAAAAAGCGAGAAAGGCTTATTTCTCCTTTTCTTGTGGAATTTTACCTATCTTTGCTCCCGTAAAATCACGATTATGGAATCGCTTAAAGAGTTATACAGGATCGGCAGCGGCCCGTCGAGCAGCCACACGATG